TAGCACGCTAAACGAAAGTGATCCTGTTAAGGATACGTTCAGCACCAAATTTCAATCCACTCATAAAGGAGCAGACGGGGTTCGATTCCCTGGGGCGTTACCATTCATGTCGCTGTAGTGTAAAGCAACACAACTAAAAAGGTGATCCTGAAAAGGATACATACAGCAATCTAATTCCCAGTCAAGGAGTAGATCCGGTTTAGCGATCCGGCAGCGGCGCCAATTTATATTTTACAATGCGTGCGGTTTAGGGAATACGTTTAGCCTTCCAAGTTGAAAGATGCAGGTTCGAATCCTGTCGCCCGCTCCAGATATGTCCGGTTAGCTCAATTGATAGAGCACTTGCTTGATAGGCGAGCGGTTGTAGGTTTGATTCCTGCACTGGACACCAGCTTATAAATAGTATATGTCAGATAATTATTACGAGCTTAAAAATAAGCTTTCCTCATTACAGAATATTAGGGCATACGTAAATTCTGATGTTGTGTGGTATAGGCATTATGATGTTGATGTAATAGAAATACCAAATATAATATTAGAAAATGATATAGTATTAGAGACACTCTCATCTAAATTTAAGTTAACGCCATTAGTTATCAGGTTTGATTCAAAAAAATGGCACAGATGGCATGTTGATGCTGTAAGAAATGTTGGATTGAATTCTATTGTGCAAGGTGCTGTAGGTCATACTGTGTTTGGTGTTCCAAACAAGGACGGGCACTATTATGAAATAGATGAAGTTATTTATAAGAATGATAATGTAATTTTATTAGATGTTACCAAACAACATTCTATTTTAAATTTAGGAGAACCACGGGTTGTATTCACAATAGGTTTTCCTAAAACGGTTATGTATAATGAAGTGAAAAATTTTTGTATAGAAAACAATCTTTAAAACAATTCCCCGGTACACTAATGGTAAGTGACCTGACTGTTAATCAGACGTAAGGCCGAGAGGCGTATATGGAGGTTCGAGCCCTCCCTGGGGAGCCAAATTTTTATGAAGTAGCACAGTGGCTCAGTGTACCACGGTAATCCAACGTGGAGACTCGGGTTCGAATCCCGGCTTTCTCTAAAATAAAATATGGGTCATAAGTGTTACGGTAGCACTACAGTCTCCAAAACTGCAAGCGGGGGTTCGACTCCCTCATGGCCTGCCATATATGTGGTGTGTTAAATAGTTCCAACTTAATAATAAATATCAGATGGAACTGAATCTTGATAAGATAAAGTCAGCAATACCTGCTATCATAGCGGTAGTAACTACGTTGTCTAGCGTTTTTATGGCAGGTAAACACTACCTTGATACTGAATTTGTTAATGTGGGCGACTTTGATCGAACAAGACTTAACATGGCAATTGCTCTATTAGACAATAGAAAATTAACTTTAGAAACTAGACTATATGTTTATAAGTTGTGTAAGGTATCACCTCAGTGTGTCAGCAATAATAAAAATATAGACGCAGACATAGAACGAGATACAAGAGAAATTGACGACGTTCGTAGTCAATTAGAAACACTAAAAAGAAAAATATTTAATTAATATCCGGCTTTAGCTGATGTGGTCATAGCGGTGGTCTGAAGAACCATTGAACCAGGTTCGATTCCTGGAGGTCGGGCCAAATAATGAAGTATACGGGGATGCTCTATTGGGTCCACAGTGGGCTGGTAGACGGGTACCTACTTCAAATTACAATTCCGGTAGAGGCGACATGGTGTCAACCGCTTCGCTGTTAACGAAGATTAGCTTGGTTCGATTCCAGGTGCCGGAGCCAAACAACAATACATTGTGGCGACAGTGTATTGGTATAGGAATATATAGAACGGGCATGTGGCCCGAATCCATCACTACTCCGAAAATTTTCATTGCGGTTGTGACGGAATAGGTATACGTGTTAGTCTTAGAAACTAAATTCTGTGGGTTCGAGTCCCACCTACCGCACCAGATATATGCCCCCGTACGCTAATTGGTAGTGTCAGAATAATATAAAAATCGCACTACCAATGATAAATAACATAAGGAGATACTTTATGCTATGCGATTATGGATGTGAGCAGGAAGCAAAATATATAACAACAACAGCCAAAAATTGTTGTTCTAAGAGATATAATTCCTGCCCTGCGATAAGAAAAAAGAACGGTATCGGTGTAAGTAAGGCACATGACGATGGTAGAATTCCGGGATGGAAAGAATTAACAGGTAAGTCTAAAGATGAGGATTATGTACCTTGGAATAAAGGCATACAAAAGGGTCCTGTAAAAGAAACATTCTCACATAACGGAAAAGGGAATCATAAACTATTCTTAATTAGGGAACGTGGCCATAGGTGCGAATCTTGTAAGAACACAGAATGGTTGAATGAACCTATAACATTAGAATTAGAACACATTGATGCCGATACCAAGAATAATACACGAGAAAATTTAAAACTACTGTGCCCTAATTGTCATTCTAAAACATCTACCTGGAAACGAGGAAAAGTGCTAGGTAAGAAACTTAGAAAATGTTCAGATGAACAAGTAATTGAGGCAATAATCTCAAGTGAAAATATAAATCAAGTATTAACTAAATTAGATCTTAGATATGGATCTGTATCAACTATTATAAAAGTAATGGTCGATAATAAAATAAATTTTGCCACGCTGACGTAATTGGTAGTCGTATCACGTTTAGACCGTGAGTGTAGAAGTTCGAATCTGAGGTGGGGTACCAAATATAGCATGTTTATTATTTCCTATTTGGAAATAAATAGTAGCAAATGGATATAAATTTCGACAAAATAAAAGGAATACTTGCAGTTGTTATAACTGTAGGATCTTCTTTATTCAGCCTGGTTATTACAGGAAAACATTATTTAGATACATCGTTTGTATCGGCCCAAGAATTTGCCGATATCAGGATTCGAGTTACCATAAATTTTCTAGAAAATAGAAAATACGCTATGGAAAACAGGTTGTATCTTTTAGATATGTGTTCTAAAGATCCTAAGTGTGTACATCATGGTTCGGCCCAATATGAAATGGAAAAGACTAAACGAGAATTAGATGATACACGTGGTCAGGTAGAACTATTAAAAAGAAAATTATTATCAGATTAAGATTTAAGGGATGGTTGCAGCAAACAAAAATTACTCTTACCAAAACTCAAGAGGCCGGCCCGCTGGGGGTGCGACGTGGGTTCGAGTCCCGGCTTAGTCGCCTCATCCCGATTTATTCAATGTTGTTCCTAGTGTAGTGGCTGCACAACTGTCTGTGAAACAGTTAGACAGGGTTCGATTCCCGGGTTCAACCCAATTTATGATTGTTTAGCTCAGATGAAGAGCACGGAAGAAGCTACTCAACGATGCTGGTCTCCGGGGTCGCAGAACATAACCTGCAACAGTCACCAAACAATGTGTGCGTGACCCGAAAGGCTAGGGAACAGATTGCAACCCTGTTTTATGTAGGTTCGACTCCTATCGTACACTCCAAATTTATATGCCCCTGTACGCTAATTGGCAGCGCGGTCAGCCTCAAAAGTTGATGGTTGTAGGTTCGAATCCAACCGGGGGTACCAGACAATGGGATCTGTGTCCTGCTCGGCCCTAGGCGCATTATGCTGAGAAAGGCTTGGAGAAGCACATTTTAGTGTGGCGGGTTCGAATCCCGTAGGTTCCGTCAAACATTGGGCCGCTAAATGCGAATGGAATTGTACTCCATGGCCATGACTTACGAGCGGTTCGCGGCCGCTGCGGTCCACCAATCACTATCTCTTCGAATCGAAGAGTTATACAGGTACGGTATTAGCTCAGAGGCAGAGCGCCACCCCGCAACGGTGGAGGACGCGGTTTCGAAATCCGCATGTCGTAGAAAATTTATTGCCCGGGGAGTGCAGCTGGTGAAGCCACCCTCCTTACAAGTGGGAAAATGTAGAGTTCGATTCTCTATCCGGGTACCAAGTTGCGGTGTTAACTCACAGCAGGTCTCGGCCTTAATCTGAGTAGTTCAATCGTCCACGGAAAGAATGTAAAACTACAGTGGAATTAATTATGGAGGATGATGCAGAGCGGCCTCTGTCGCAGTCTTGTTTTGATAAATACAATATGTATAAATGTTCTCATTGTTCTAAAATCTGTGGAAACTCCGGATCTTTATCAGTTCATACTTCCTATTGTAAACTGAATCCAACTCGCCTTGTATCAAACTCTTTGAAGGGAAGAAAGCTGCTGAGACCGATTTGGAATAAAGGATTATCATCCGAAACTGATCCCCGTCTTATCAAAATGGTAAAGAAGATGAAAGGTAAGAAGTTTGGCGGTTGTCTAAATCACACAAAAGAAACAAAAGATAGATTATCTGTTATAGCTACTAACCGAGGTATCGGAGGCTATCAGCAAGGTTCTGGAAGAGGCAAGAAAGGTTGGTATAAAGATTTCTTCTGCGATAGCAGTTGGGAACTCGCCTATGTTATCTATTCTTTAGATAATGCTATTGACATAAAAAGAAATACAGAAAAACGAAAATATTTTTGGGATGGTAAAGAAAAGAACTATATTCCTGATTTTATTGTTGAAGGAACAATAACAGAAATAAAAGGATACAAGACAGAGCAATGGTTAGCAAAGTTAGAAGCTAATCCTGATGTAAAAGTCTTATATAAGACAGAGTTGCAACCGATACTTGATTATGTTATAATGAAGTATGGAAAGGATTTTATAAGATTATATGGAAGGTGATTTGACCGGGGATGTCAACCTTGTTTTGAACACAAGTGGAGCCGAAAGGCCAAGGTTTCGATTACGCTCTCCTTCCGCCAACATGCGTGCTTAGTTTAATGGTAAAATGTTACGTTGCCAACGTTACGTCAAGGGTTCGATTCCCTTAGCCCGCACCAAATTAGATAGTACAGGTTGGTATTCGGTTCGAATCCGGCTAGGTCATGGTGACTACGTGGGTTCGATTCCCACCACTTGGGGTAGCCCGGGTAATGGTTGATAGAATGGGCAGTTGCGCGCACGCCGCCAGAAGGTTCGATTCCTTCACTATCTATTCAATTTCTAAAGGTTACATTCAGCAAATAAATCAACTTTCAATTGGTGAAAAAAGACGTAACCTGAATTTATTATCGCGTATTGGCAGAGAGGCTAGAGCGCTTTCCTCATAAGAAAGAAGACGGTGGTTCGAATCCACCATACGCGACCATTATTTAGTAGCCATCTACTAATTTTTATATTGACTTCTTAGTGTTTATACTAATATAATTGTGCATTGCAGCATAAATACATATGCACACAAAGGAGAAAATATGTTTAAGTCAATTATTGAATTTTTAAAGGATCTATTTAAGTCACCGACTATGTTTGATCAACTCGAGGCCCACATTATTGCAGGCAATCCACAGACTGCTGCTGATGTAGAACAACTCGAGCGCGGCTTCTATGATAAGCATCAGCGCCAAGTTCTTTGGCACTTTAAAGAATAATCTCGCCGCCAATGGATTGGCGCCGACGCTACGAACGTTGGCTAGGGGGTTCGAATCCCTCCGGCGGGTCCAACACATACCATTGTACACTATTGGTACATTTACTATGCCCCCAACGCAAGCATAGTGGTCACTGAATATATCTCCATCGTCTAACGGTTAGGACGCTAGATTCTCAATCTGGAAATACGGGCTCGACTCCCGTTGGGGATTCCAAACAATTGCCTTGACTCTTGGAGAGGGACTAGTCTTTGAAACTAGGAGAGTAAGTTCGATTCTTACCAGGGCTGCCAAAATCGGATGTGGTTGGCCGATGGGCTATGCGAAAGCACTCATGTGTCAGGCATCGTCGGAGCCGTAACCGACAGAACAATTGGGTCTTAGCTTAATGGGAAAAGCGATATGGTTCTGAGCCATAGAAACCTCGGTTCGAGTCCGAGAGGCCTTGCCAAATTCCGCTGAGTGACATGGTGTCCGCCTTCGCGCGCAGGCTATTGGGTTCGATTCCTGATTGGTTTAGAGTAGGTTCGAATCCTACACGGTGGGCCTTTACAGACGTAGCTTAGGCAGCTATAATGACTATGTCCCATGCAAACCGCCGAATGAGTAGTAGGACCGTATGCCGAGTATGTATCAGAGAAAGGCAACCTGAAATCTAGTAGGTACAAGGTAAGGTTTGGAGTCTGATACACTTAAGGTTCGATTCCTTCTTGGGATTTTAATATATGGGTGATTGGCAGACTATGAATGTAAATGAGAAAGGACATGTCGGATTATTAAAAGTAATGAATGATCTAGCATTGAAAGGGTATGAGTGTTTTATTCCAGTGCATGATTATAGTGCTATCGATTTGATTGTTCTGAACAGAGATTATATTTCTGTTAGATTACAGGTAAAATATAGAGCTGCAAACAATAATGTTATAGAAATTCCAATGAGTAGCGTCGTAAATGGTAAGAAAATTCCAATAAATCGAACAGCTATTGATGGATGGGTTGTCTATGTTTCGGACATAGACAAAGTCCTCTATATTAGTTCAACATATGCCGTTGATAGAAATTATATAGGAATTAGATTAGTCGAAGGAAATATTAGAATGTCTAGGAAAGATCCGACTCCTATGTGGAATAATTTTCTAGATGAGACACAATTATGGATGGCGGGCAGTGCGGCAATTGCAACACCCTGCTAAGGTGCAGAGTCACGATAAATGGCTCGCTCGGTTCGACTCCGAGGCCATCCGCCAGGAAGTATAATGACAAGTAGAACAATCGACATTCATTGCGAGGCATGCAGAAAATATTTATTTTCGTTGCAGCCTAACGACACAAAGGGCATTGCAAAGGACTATTACTGTAAGAAGAAAGCTTGTCAGATGCAGGCAACAGTAGATAAATTGAAGAAAGATAATCTCGCATTGGGCTAATAGGCTAAGTCGCTACGTTTGGGGCGTAGAAGATGCACGTTCGAGTCGTGTGCGAGACCATCGGGGGTGTAATTCAATGGTAGAATATCCGGCTTTTAACCGGTCAACCAGGGTTCGATTCCCTGTACCCCTACCAAACAATTGGAGTAGAACCGCTTGTTCTCATATACAATGTTTCTCCACGCTAGCAACGTTCTGCTAACCAAATACGGGGTGGTAGACCACTAAGGAGATGGGGGAGACTGTAAATCTCCTGCAAATGCCCGCCAGGATCGTTACCTGGACGCCCCACCAATAAGGAAATATCATGACACGCAAGATTGCAATTATCACAACACGAGATTATACTCGCGGATATGGCGATGACTACGACGATTATGGAAAGATAATTGAAAGTATCACTGATTGGGAAGAAGTTTCTGATGAAGATTTTAAGACTTTAACTTATGCATCTTCTCGTTTAGGTTTCTCGCTCTTAGAACGTCCGGTAGATACAAAGAAATTCATTGCTAAGAGCATCGCAGATTATACCGCTATTGCCAAGGCAGAAGAAATTCGTGCAGCAGAAGAAAAGAAGGCTCGTGAAGAAGCCGCTCTTCAGCGCAAGTTTAAGAAGGAATTAAAGGATAAGGTCTCTAAGGAGAAGATGCTTAAGAAACTTATTGAAGAATTAGGCCCAGAGGCCTTGACAAAAATCTAAGAAGTTAGTTAATAGCTGATGGTATGTGCCACGGGAAGTGCCCAAAGGTGCCACTACGATATTAGATACAATCATGGCCAGGTAGCGAAGCGGCCGAACGCACTTGCCTGCAAAGCAAGAATCTACCTTGGTATACATCGATGGTTCGAATCCATCCCTGGCCTCATTGGGAAAAAGATAAATACATGCATGATTTACATGTATCGAATCACTAATTTGATTAGCAATAAGATTTATATCGGCGTACATAAAAATAAGATAGAGTCCGCCGACGACGAATATATGGGGTCTGGAAAGCATTTAAAGTATGCCCAAAGAAAATATGGCATTGAAAACTTTAAAAAGGAAGTATTAGAATTATTTGATACATATGATTTTGCCCTAGATAAAGAACGAATCATTGTTGACGAGGTTTTTATAAAAAGAAAAGACACCTATAATATAAGAATTGGTGGCAGAGGTGGTAATTTTTCTAAAGAAGATGCAATTCGTGGTGCCAAAAAAGGCGGCCAAGTGTTTTCTGAAAAGATTAATGCTCTTAAGGAAGAGGAATATAATGAATATAGGTCCCTGAAGAAGGAACATAGCGATCTCGGAGTTGCCGCGTTTAAAAATAAATACGAAGAACACAACGGTATTTGGTGGAAACCTGCAAATAAAGGTCTGGCACATACTGAGGAAACATTAAATAAGATGAGAGGGAAGCGCCCTCAGTCGTCCGGAAATAATAACTCACAATACGGCACTATATGGATTACAAACGGCACCGATAATAAAAAGATAAAAAAAGATATAGATATTCCTACTGGATGGAGAAAAGGTAGGAAATAACAGTTTTGATATACGGGACCATAGCCAGCACTGACCTTACTGAGTAGCTACTGTAGGGGCCGGTGGTAACTATGAACAAGTCCTTGACAGGCAATTCTACTCGGGTGGCACGCGGGGGCATCCTGCAAACCATCTATGGTCCTGGTGAATACACGTAAACCTAGCTGCTAAGAGTGTGCTAAAGCGGAACGTATATCAATTTTTAATGCGGGTGTAGACCAATAGGTAGAGTCAACAGATTTAAACCCTGGAAAGTGTGAGTTCGAATCTCACCACCCGTACCAATTTTATGCTGGTGACAACGATAATAGTATTGAGCCCGGGAATATTTTCCACAGTGTGATACTGACCAGCACCATTATTAAGAGGATAAATAAGATTCAATACACTGTGGAAAA